TGCTACGTCTATTTTCTGAATTGAAACTGGATTTCCATTAATATCTGCTTCTAAGCCTAACTGCATTACAGTTCCTTGACCACCAGCATTAATGTTAAAACGATCTAACACAATACCTGAGGTATATTCAGCAATGTTATACTCAGATGAACCAGGAATAGTATCTATGGTAGAGTTATTATATTCATATATCGTAGCAGCATCTAGATTATAAGTAGTAGCTTGGTAGCTTTCACTATAATCAAAACCCCACTTGATCGCTATTGACTGGTTAGTACCCCCAATCAACACCCAACCAATCTTCTTTAATAGTTTAAGATTTGTAGAAGCATCAAAATCAAAGTAGTTGGTATAATAAGCAATACGATAGCTAGATGTATTATCAGCATATCCAAAGTACTTACCAATATATCCTGGCTTACCTAAGTATAACTCCCTAGCTTGTGTTACAAAGAATGACTTAGGTTCAATACTATCCCAAATTGTAACTCTCATTGATCCGTCTTGTAGAGGAGCACGAGTATCAAAGCAGTATACAAACTTAGTTGTAGGTAATGTTAATAAATATATAGCATCTCTTTCGTAGTAGACGCTTTTAATCTTAGTTAAGTCTGTCTCTGAAAATACAGCAGTCATTAATTCATCACGAACATTCTTAGAGATATCTCGCATTGGCATAGACTTCTCTTGGATTACTCGCTGTAGACTACGAACTCCTGAATCAGATAAGAACAATACATCTGTTGCTATATTCTGTACTGAATCTCTAGCAATACATCCTACGTTATAAATAACCTCAACAAGAGTCAATGCTCCTGTGTCTAACGGATTAGCGTATACTGCAATGTTCTTACGACCAAAAAATATAATAAATCCATTATGTGCTGCAGCAGCTACTACAGGATCTCCGTTAGGAAGAACTTCTTGTAGATTTAAGTACCCAGCAGATCCATTTAAGAAGTCTGTACCAGCTAGTAAATCACTGAAGTAGACAGTCTGAGTATCTCCTGAGATACCACCACACCATATTCTTCCGTAAGCTGACAGCACCCAGCTAGGCATAAAGGTAGAAGTGCTATGATTAGAAGGCAACGTAGCAGCATCTCCTACTCTTTGAAATCCAAATGTACCACTATCATGAGCATGAAAAGCCCCACCAGAAGTAGGTAACTCATGATATAGCAACATAGGGTGTGCATCTTGTGCTAAATACACATGAGGCTGAAAGTCAGTAATATCTCCGTAAGATATTGCAGCACCCTGCCAGTTATTTGCTGTAATAGTATAAGTAGCATTACCACTGTTATCAGTGTTACGAACTGTTTTAGTAGTCATCGTAGTTGTTCCTACGAATAACTTATTATTACCAGCACTTAATACTTGGTTACTACCACCATCAATTAATTCAAATAAAAACTCTACTGCATTACCAGCTCCTAAGTCAGTATTGACCGTAGAGTTAACAGTAGTCCATCCACGTCTTGCTCCGATACGACCATACTTATCGATTACACAGTTCTGAGCTTTTAATGCAAAGCCAGAAGACAAAGTAATACTAGACTCTTGGAGGTTTAGTCCATAGAATCCAGGAGCTGCTATTGATGCTGTTTGTAGTGGACTAGCCATTAGTTCCAGACCCACTCTTGTTCTTCTAAATACCGTCCTGATTCGAGTGCTATAGCGTCTGCTAGGCTCTGTTTCATTAACTGGTATGTCTCCCCAGCCTGGACTCCTCCGTCCTCACCACGCTCTGCCTGAGCCCTTGCAAGAGCACCTAGGATTACAGGCTCTTCAGGTACTAAAAGTATGTCAGCGTTAACTGCTAAGGGTACTTGTGGTTTAATAATGTTAAAACGAAGATTATACGCACCGTTAGGAATAGGATATAAGTCTACCTGAGTATCTCCGTTGGAGTTAGTACCGTTAAAGTTATAGTATGCAGGAGACCCCTTCTGAGGAGTGGTCATTAAGAACTGCTGATCCATCCATCTAGTAGAGGCTAGTTCTACAAAAGAATTCTGAGTATCGTTAATAACATCGATAACCCTGAATCTCTGTCCTGATCCTACTAAGACATAGTTAAAGACATCGGCTGTAGTCGTAGCAGATAGGGTATCAGACAAAGCATTCCAGTTGTAGGAGTCTTCTACAACCCTCTTAGAATCATTGACAAACCTAGCAATCAATTTTACATAGGCATTATCAGAGACCGAGGAAGCCTCAGGCTCACGAAGCCGTATCAATACGTCATTTACTAGTTGAATGTAGTTCATATCTCTATATTATACCATAAAATTGATTAAAAGTCAATACCCTACCACTTAACTTTATCAGCCCAGTACGCAGCAGATAGCTTACCTTTAGCAATATTCGCAGCATGTCGAGCTTTGAAGCTCTTCTGTCTAGCTTTCTGAGCTGGTGTCTTAGGGCTTGAACCTGCTCCGCTTACACCTTGTTGACCAAAACGAATAAGCTTCTCCGTATCTCCAGATTTAGCCAATACAGCATGAGATTTAGTAGGGTGTCCTGGAGTACGCTTAGGTTTATTGTACCCAGCAAAGGTTTCTTTACCCTTCTTAATCATTTCTTCTTAGCTGTCTTAGCAGCTTCCTTAAAAGCTTTAGCAGTAGGAGCACCCTTAGTCCCTACTTTACGCATCTTCTCGCCTGATCCTGCAGCGATACGACGACGCTTTGCTGCGATATTGGCATACAAGCCAGGCTTAGTAGCCACGCATAGCTCCCATTTTCTTCATGGGTTTAGCCTTTGGAGCAGTGCTTACTTTAGCACCAGTCTTCTTAGCGTATGTCTTTGCTTCTTTCTTACCTTTAGCGGTGTACGGGAACTTCTTGTCTTTGACCATTGGCATATTATTTCCTTTTCTTTGGTTTAGCTACTTTAGCTGTTTGTAATGCGATTGCGACTGCTTGCTTCTGTGGTCTTCCTTCTTTGACCATCTTAGAAATGTTCTTACTGATTGTCTTCTGTGACTTACCTTTAGCGAGTGGCATTACTACTCCTTAGTTAAACTGCTGTACGGTACTGCGTTGCTCTAACTCTACAGTAACAATACAGGTAGTTACTGAACCTGTCTCAGACTGTACTCGAATCTCATCACCTTCGTCTAATAATACATAAGCCTGTCCGTCTATTCTGAGGAAGTTCTTAGCAGTAATAGCATACTCTGATAATACTTCAATCTCAACATTCTCACTAGAGTCGTACCACCACACATTGATCCACTTAGAAGATGCACTGTGATTAGTAGCAAAGAGTAATAACCACTTAGCCATGTTCCTAGTTGGAACAGTAAACATAGTAGTCTTAGTATTAGCTACTAAGTCTTTGCCTACGGAATGTGATCTACTCATTTAAGTACCAAGGTTAGTAGTGTTACAATAATGAATCCAGCAGTACCGAGGAGAATCTGTTCTAGTCTCTTTAGTCTAGCGTGAATCTGTTCGTAGCGAACTTTACAGACTTCTTCGTGGCTTAGGAGTTTTAATTCAGCTTCGGTCATTATAACTCCATTGGTACATAATCAGGATTATTTGGAAAAGCTACATAGGGGAACGCTGGATCAGTAGTAATATTTCTTAATGCTTGACGATATGCTGTCCATTCGTCTTTCTTAGGAATATTAACATCTGGAAGCTGTGTCCAATCACACGAAGATAATAGTGCATTACGATCTGTACGAACTTGATCAGCTTTAGATTGTGTATCAGCAGTAATTTCTTCTGTTGTTTTGTTTTCTACAGTAACAAGATAAACCCAATCACCTTCAATATAAGGAGGACAAGATATTAGCTTTTGAGTCTTTTGGTCATGTGCTTTAAATAGATTGACTTTTTTAGCAGAATTAGCTAATAAAAACTCATCCGATACACCGCTTGGTGGAAATGAGGTATTTGGAAATATCTCTTTATAGTCACCAACACTGGTAACTATTGATCCTGAAATTAAAGCAATTAACATAATTTATTCCTTAAAAAGTTGGAAATGCTGTAGTTGGTGGTGTAAAAGTGGATGTATATCTTGCGTATCCTCTAGTAATTCTTAAATCATCAATGTAACTATTTAATGAAAATGAATTATTCCCTTGACCAATTTCAGTAATTGCTGTTGATACTCCAACACTAGCAGAAGATGTTGTTGATCCATTGGAGACACCATTTCTATAGATAGTTAAAGTGCTACCGTTTCTAACAACAGCATAGTGATACCATTGTCCTGTAGATGCAGCATCAGTTTCAGTAAGCGTTGGATTAGAATCATTCATAAATATTCTATATTTACCAGTTCCGTCTCCTGTTTGAATAAGAATATTATTTGAAGAAACATAATTATTTGAGTAAATAGTTTGAAAACCACTAATACTATTCCAATATTGCCACCATTCAATAGTAAAATCCTTTGTTCCAAACACAGCAAGAGGAGAAGAAGCAACAACTAAACCATCTCCTGTGCCATCAAAATACATTGATCCTGTACCAAATTTAGATTGTGTTGTGCTAACTTGTGCATTACCTATTGTTTCTAAATTATTCCTCATTGAGTAATCAGGAATTCCAGCGTTAGTAAAGTTAGCTAAAAAGACTGTATTTCCATCACTACTAAATGGCGATGTTGGAATAGAGGTAACTGTTCTTACAGTATTGGAAATGCGAACAGATGAGATATATCCGTTCCAAACTTGACCAAGCCATTCTCGACCTATTGACAGAGTTGTGTTTTGTGCATTACCGCTACGAGCAACACTACCTTGAGAAACACCATTTACATAACCTTCAATAGTAGAACCATTAAAAGTCATGGCTACATAATTCCATTGACCTAAAATAGGTGTTCCATTATTTACATAGTCACCGCCAATTTGAAACCACCACGCACTACTTTCAATACTTAAAGCAGTTCTTCCAGAGTTACCAGCTGAACCTTGGCTAATTATGTTTTTATTTACTGAATTTGCACTTGTTGTATAAACCCATGCTTCAAGTGTAAACGACCCTGTAGGAATAACTTGGGATGATGATGTTGTTAAATAATCACCGCTTCCATCAAAATAACCTGAGCCAGCAATGGTTGCAGAAGTATAAGATGCTGTTGGATTAAATGGACTAAATTGTTGGACTAGAGGAGTTCCATTAAGAGTAAGAGTAAAGTTATTTGTTGAGTTATCAATAAAACGATTACTTTGACAAGTCAGTAAAGAAGTTCCTGATATAGCAGTCAATGGTGTAGTAGCTGGTGTAAATCCACTTGTATATACAGCAGTATTTGTTACATGCAGATTGCTAATTGTTCCTTTGAAAGGATAATAATTATTGCTATCGGCATATCTAGCAACACCAATTCGTGAAAGACCTCTGAATGTATGACTATTAGTTAAAGTACCACCAGCAACACCATTGATATAAATGGTAATTACTCCTGAATTTCTAACATAAGCAAGGTGAGTCCATGTATTAGGAGAAAAAGAACCAGTAGAATAAAATCCACTATTACCGCCATTAGCAGTTCCATTAGAACCCATAAGGGCATAGAAATTATTTTGGTCAGTAGTATTAACAGCAAATACTTCTAAATAACTAGAACTATCGTTATAAAATATTGAAGCCTGTAAAGTTGATGGAGCTTCTATAAAAACCCAAGCCTCAATTGTAAAATTACCTGATCCAGGATTCGTTCCTGAAAATGTTAAAAAGTCTGCACTTCCGTTAAAATAGTTTCCCCAGTTAGAGCCAAATGGAGAAAGAGTGCCTTGGGTAGTATTACCATTACGAGCAAGAGAATAATTATTTGTACTGCTATCTAAAAATGTATTGTTTTGTGATCCGTTAGTTCCATCACCATTCAATAACATAGTTACATATTCATAATATGGATCTGGTGTTTGCGGAGGAGTACCGCTACCTGATTTAGAAGATGCAAACATTATCTACCTTTACTGTGTATAGTTCTGACCTAATGTGCATCCGTACCACCTTGTTCCATCACTAAAGAAAGAGAAAATATCTTGTTTGGATGCTGTGCTTGTAATTGTTGGTGCTGTAGCACTTGCCCAGTTTACTGTTGACCAAGTAACTGAGCGACCACCAGTTCCATCTTGTCTTAATAGAATAATAAAAGATTTACCAGCACTTGCTGTTGGCATTGTTATTGTAGCATTACCTGTTAAAGTTAAAATTTGAACAGTGCCGTTTGTCAAAGATACAGTAATAGCAGTTGATGTATTTGCTGTGTAGGCTGTTTCAGTATAGTTAGTAACAGTAGGATTAGTTAAAGTTTTATTAGTAAGAGTTTCTGAACCTGTTGGAGTTACATAATCAGTCCCAGCCGTTGCTGCTGTAAACGCAGATGTTCCATTACCTTTAATAACTCCTGTAATAGTAGTTGCTCCTGTGCCTCCGTTAGCTACAGGCAATGTTCCTGTAACATTTGTAGCAAGATTAACATTACCAGTAATTTGTTTTAAATTACCGTTACTATCAAAAACACCATCTGTAGTCCAAGTATCTCCAACAGCTAACGTAACTCTAACTAATGTACGTTGCGTTGCATTGTTGTCATATTTGATTAATACAGTAACTGCTGCAGTATCTCCATTATAGATAGTAATGTTTTTAATTACTCGTCTATTTGTACCTGAAGGTGCTGGAACAATGCTTACATCAGTTGAGCCATTTAATGAGCCATCAGTAGCTCCTTCAGTAATACCAGAACCTGAATTATCAGCATAGTTAGTTACAAAGGTTGGATTTGTTGTAGCAGCCGACGTAGTCATAGCTGCTTGTAGACTAATAGCTGTGCCGTCTAAAATAAGTGTTTTCATTTTTTATCCTATGAGAGAAACCAAGCGTATGCACCGCCATCGCCACTTCCAGAAGGGAGTGCTGAAGAAGTCCAGCTAGTGCCGTTACCAATGATAGCATAGTTATTGGTAGGAGTTAACCCAGCAATCGTAGATAAGTCTGCATCGTATGCCTGAACATTAGTACCAATTGCTAATCCTAGATTTGTTCTAGCAGTAGCTGTGTTTGTTAAGTCAGATAGGTTATTTGCTTTCGTTAAGAAAGTTGTACCAGAGGAGTAGGCATCAACCCATGCAGAGCCAGTGTATACTTTCATTGCTCCAGATACAGAGTTAAAGTATAAAGAACCAGCTACTAAAGCATTACCATCGTTATCTACTGAAGGATCAGAAGTCTTAGCTCCTAAGTACCTATCATCAAAGTTATCGTATGCTGTTAGGGTTTGATCTCTTGCTGTCTCAGCAGCAGTTTGAGCATTAGCAGCGTTAGTCGCTGAAGTAGCTGCATTGCTTGCAGAAGTACTTGCATTGGATGCAGACGTAGAAGCAGCAGAAGCTGAATTACTTGCATTAGTTGCTGAGGTGCTTGCTGCGGAAGCGGAGTTACTAGCGTTAGTCGCTGAAGTAGACGCAGAAGATGCTGAGTTAGAAGCGTTTGTAGCGGATGTAGAAGCTGCACTAGCAGAACTTGCAGCGTTGGTTGCAGCAGTTTCAGCGTTGGTCTCTGCTGTTTCTGCATTAGTCTCTGCAGTCTCTGCATTGGTTTCTGCTGTCTCAGCGTTAGTTTCTGCTAATTCAGCAGCTACTTGTGCTGCCTCTGCAGCAACCTGTGCAGCAACAGCAGCATCTTTAGCAGCGAGGGCTAATAAGACTTCACTAGAAGCGTCTCCTACAGCATCACCTGCTCCACCTGCACCACGATAAATTGCCAAGATCTATCTCCTATATTTGTTTAAATACACTCAGCGAATGCACTTAAAGAAAACTCCCCAGCCGAAGCTGGAGAGTCTTAGGAACTACTATTAAGCGTTTACAGCTAATACAAAACCAGTCTCAGGACGTACTACTTTAACACCGTAGAGGGTGTCAGCAGTGTACAGAGTAGACAAGTACTCTTGTTTGTACTGAGTCTGTGAACGAACAGACATTTGCTCAGCAAGAACCATGGTATCTTTATGAGCCAAGATAGCTGCTTTGATGTCGCCACCAGAAGTAGCTGTATTGTCAGCGTCAGTTTCGATGATAGGGCTATTGCTTGTTACATAGATGTCGATACCATAGAGCGTACCGATCTGACCATTCTGAACACCACGACCATCAACGAAGTCAGAGCTGTTGTAACGATCAATACCCATGATAGCTGCACGTAGTGATGGAGGAATTGCAAAGAAACGACCATCCATTGGAGTATCAGCATCATCCATGAGCTTGATCAAGGCACGGAAGCCAGCGTCAGTGAATACGTCAGCAGGAACTACAGTGTCAGCAGCGTAAGCTGTGAGACCAGTAGAAGCGTCGATGTAATAGCTGGTGCTGTGTGTCCAGTCAGAAGCGTCACCGTTACCAAAGGACTTGCCTAATTGGAACAATGTGTCGTCAACTTTCTTAGCCAAAGCATAGCCAGCGTCTTCTGTGTAGAAGCGACGGAGTGATGCCAAAGCCTGAACTTCAACGATGTCCTCGATGAAACGTGAGTACTCAAAGTGCTGGTCAATCGAGACTAATACTTCGGTCTCGGTATCAGCTTGGATGGTAACTGCAGTGTTAGCTGCTTTAGCTGTTGCAACACCACGTGTTGGCTTAGGAATATGGAGCGTATCGCCCTTCTTACCACGCATCGTCATTTTGTTGACGAGGTTTGCCAATACTAGGTTCTTCTGATACGCAGCGATTACTTCGTCAGACCAAATCTCTGGAATAAACTTGTCTGCTGCGGTTTTGTTAACGATGGATGTTGATCCACCTGGGTATGTTACTGCTGCCATTTTAAATCTCCTAAAATTAAATTAAAGTTATTTAACCCTACCATCTGCGTAAGCTTGTAGAATTTCATCTGCCATGCTTTCGTATCGGTTTGGGTCTTGCATTCTTAAGCGAATAAGATCTGCACGACGATAAACAGGTTTTGTTGACTCCCCAGTACCGCCTTGTTGGACGGCTGCAGTCTTAAGTGCTTTGCTTCGGTTCTCATCATCGACTTTCTTCAGCGATTCGTCAGCAGCTTTAGTAGCTTCTACTTTTTGTTGTTTGACGTTGCGTATTGACTTGTAAGTCTCTAGCAGTTCTAACGCTGAATCTACATCGTAGTTGTTTGCCTTAGCAAATAATTCCATCCGTACCTTTGATCCTTGAATCCAAGAAGCAAAGTCATCAGATTGTGCTACACTTAAATAATCAGGATGTGCTTTCTCAATCGTCTGCAGTGCAACTACTTGGGCTTGTTGAGCCTGTTGTTCTTGCAATTGCTTTAGGATTGGGTTGTTCGCTACTGCCTGATTTACTGCCTTAGCAGGGTCTTCGTACCAATCAATCTCTTGTGCTTTACTTGGCTGTGTGTCGTGCTTCTGTTCGAGTTGTTGCTTGATGTATTGATCTAAGAGTTTACGATTCTCACCAACCTCTTGTGCCTGTCGTCCGATTAACTTCTCGGCTTCTTGATGCATCTTAATAATCTCATCAAGAGATTTATTACGATACTTCTCAGGTAAGTCTTGTTCTGGAGCAGCCTCTTCAGTTTGTCCTGCTATTTCTTCAGCAGGTTCTGGGGTTGTACTCTCTTCTTTGGTTGGATCAGCGTACTTCTCGTTAGCGTCTACTTCGGGCAGTTCGATAAAATTTGCAGCCATGTATATTCTCCTGTCGCAATGCGAT